ATTACAATTTGGACAGTCGTTAAAGCTACGCCAGAAGGTTTCGCTTTCCTTTGTGCGTTGATAGTGTGTCGCTTGACAATCCGTACAGTGTGACCCTACAATAGTGGTTTCTAACTTAGCATAACATTGAGAACATATTTCACCATCATAATAGGATGTTGCGACCTTGGTAAACAATTCCGATCTGTTTACACCATTCTTTTTCAGGAATTCCAACAATTTAATTGGAGCGTTCACGCCTACCACTTTTGTGATAATCGTGTTTCCTTCGCTATCCGTTTTTTCGGGACGGCCAACCCTCTTTTTTGTCTCACTCACATAGCCCCAGTGTAGAGTAGGGTATTAATTAATTGATATATTAATATAGATTAAGGAAAATACCCCTCTAACCTACAGAAAGCTTTGTATATTTTCGATTATAGAAAGCAATATTTATACCACACGGTTTTTTTAACCCAAAATAAGACGCCGTACCTACTACTATACTAGTTAATTAACTAAATAATATATATAATAGACTACTTCAACCCTAACTTTTGGTCTTTTTGGGGCTCGTTAATGGGGGTGTTTTGGCTTTCTGGGCCCATTAAACCCCCTAATCCGCCCCTTTTCATGAGGTATTCGGCCACGAATCCGAGTATTGGATTGTCCTTTGTTACTGCCTTGATCGTTGCTTGGCCTGTTGCCTGGTCTAATTTTTTACTGGCCGCTCCAAGCGAACCAAAAAAAGAAGATTGGAAAGCTTCAAGCTTTTCGTGCATCCTTTCGTCGATTTCATTTACGATCGGGTCCAATGCCTCAAGTAACATTTCGTCAGATTCTGGGCCCTGGATATATTCCACCCAGGCATCCTTAGATAATCCTGCGATGTAATGACTTAGAAAGAAATAAAAGAAAGTCCAGAAAACGGCAAGTCCTATCAATTCGATGGCTGTAATTTCCATGACTACCTTCCTTTAGGTATTACTAAACAAGACCACAGACCTGATAACGGTTCCTTGTAGGCATAACGTCCTGGTCCGCATATAGGTTTCAAAGGTACGTTGGTTGGGATCTCTTTATCATTGGGAGCAGGGGGGCCGATAATGGAAACCCCCACTGCATCCTGAAAAAGTTTGGCTAATACAATCAATGCTCCAATATTCATGCAAGTCCCTTTCCCCCAGCTCCTTCCAGTTGCCCAAAGTCTAGTCCTAGTCCTGATATTGATTCAAAAAGTTTAGATACACCGCTAATAGTTAACCCAATCGGTGTAGTGGTCAAAAACGCTTTTTTTATGAGTTCTGATTTTTCCGCTTCAGTAAACTTAACGCCTTCCTCTTCTAATACCCCAAATAATAAATTTAACACAATACCTGATAATGCTACAAAACCAGCGCCTCCAATCAATACAGGAGTATTAGGATTATTAAGAAAAGCCTCAACGTTGTCATGTCTGCGTTTAGCATCTACGGCCTGTTTCTGTAACTTGGTGACTTTTTCTAAAGTATAACCATCAGGAATCAATGCGTACATTATCGCCTCTTCTTTTTACCAGCTGGAGTTTTACGAAACGCTACTCCAAGCTTCTTTAGATTAGGTGAACCCGATCTTAATCGGAAGCGTGGCTTCTTGGCATTCGCTTTAATAAATTTATTCCAGGCGCTTAATTTGCGCTTCTTTGGTTTAGGATTACCAGGTTCATAAGCTCTCCTGGCTGTTTCACGAATCATCCCTTTCCTGGTTCCACACTCTGGACAATAGTTCATTGGCATTATACGATCCGCATAAATGCTGTTTCAATAGTAGAGATGCCACCACTGCTATTAGTGATTTTAAATTGTAGTAGCTTTTGGTTTCTGAATCTTTCCTGGATAGTGAATATATTCCACACATTAGCTGTGAGAGTTTCATTAGAATCTGTAAGCGATGTGGTTAGGACATTATCATAACGAGAACCTGAAATACCTTTTAGATCTGCAGCAGCATCGATAGGACTCAGATTAGCGAAACTAATACTATCGGGTCCCATTACTGCTTCTATACCATATTGACCGCCATTAGTTGGTTTTATAGCAATAAAGAGATCTCTGTAACCTGTCATATCCAACGGCCAAGTACCATCGGGATTAACACCAGGCGTTAAGATCGTTCCACCATTAGCTATTGCTTCATCTTTTTGTAAAGCAATAAAGTCTTTATCACTACTCTTGGTTCCTTTCCAGTTTCCATCTTCATCAACAAAACCAGTACTAAGGACAGGTTGTACTGTTTGGGGTACTTCTATAGTACCGTCCACTGTTGCGGACTCAACCCCTGCCTCTCTGGCAAGAGACCAGGGTGCTAGACCTCTCCTATTGCGAACCATGTTAAAATTATTGGAAAACTAGAGTAATTCCAACTTCACAGGATCCGGTATCACCAGACATCGCAGCTGCGATGCTTACCTGGTTAGATGCTATTACTGGTATGCTAACATCCAGTTTGAATGCAGAGACAGTCTGCCCATTAGATACAGGCGTACCATCTACACCACATCCAGCAAAAACCATGGTTTCCTGTCCAGAACTTAAACCGTCTCCAGAAATCTGCATTGCGAAAGTTGTGACACCATTCGCCGCGCTGTCTGTTGCTACACTTGCTATGATGCCGACAATCGAACTCGAACCAGCCGGAACTTGGACGCTGGAAGTCGTTGATTGGCCATAAAGGCCCCCAATATTTGTGAAAGAATCTGACGCCGTCAAAGATCCTTCCCTCGTACGATAAAATGCCATCGTTGTTTTTTTCTCCTATTTTATACGCGTAGTTTCAATGGGCCTACACTACCCAATACTTTGGAACCACCCATACTGCCGAGGACTAACTTAGCTGCTAGGGTTCCAACTCCGATCTTAATGAAATCGTTTTTGTTTGTTTTGAATGCGGATGATAATACTTTCAATCCACCGTTAATATCTCCTTTAATGAAAGACTGGGCTGCTTGCCCTGCATTGGCCGCATCTAGGAAGGCGAGACCTGCTCCAGTCTCCAAAAGATTTATTGAAAAACTACGTTTTCTTCTTGCTCTCCTAACTTTACGTCTTGCTACCATTTATTCTCCATGTGGGGCGGCCATCGAAGGCGCCCGAATCCATTTAGGTTAATTGCCTATTTAGGCGTATGGGCATATAGGGGAATTACTCTGAATATAGGTTTTCCCTTTTCGTCTAATCCTATAAAGATACTTTTCTGAGGAATAATCTTAACCTGATCAATAAAAAAATCCATATGACAGCGGCTACACCAATAAGCCTCGAACACTACCGGCCATTTTATTATCTTTTTATATAATTTAAAATCACAATCAGGACAGAGTTTAGTATCAACATCAAGTTTCATTGTACACACTATCCATAACTTTCGAGCAATGTTTACAGAGTACCCGACCCTCTGCTGTTCTGACTCCAATATATGAACGGGTCCATGCCTCACATCTAATACAGTAACCCCCGCCTCTATTATTACAGGGCATGAATACATCCTTTACAACCGCGCCTGTGGACTGGGTAATCGCAACACTGACAATAGTAATTATTCATTTTACACCACATGCCTGGCATCCATTCAAACCTTGCTTGCTTTGTGCAAAAAGATTTTCATGTGAATAGGATGCATTACAATTTGGACAGTCGTTAAAGCTACGCCAGAAGGTTTCGCTTTCCTTTGTGCGTTGATAGTGTGTCGCTTGACAA